AGCACCGCCACTTCGAATGTGGAAAACCACAATAAAACGATTAGGATTGTGGATAAATAGTCTTACTTGATGACAGTAAACTCAAGGTTTAAAGGAGGTAATGGTATGCCGAAGTATAAGCAACCAAAAGGCTCTACTCCAGAGTCAATCGAACTAGCTTGGCGAAAAGAGGGAGAGATAGGAGCTACAAAAGCCGCAATCGCAAAGTATGCAAAAATACTCGATATGACAGACAGCGGCAGAGACATCAAACCACTTGTGTCGGGAATGTTCGAAGCTATTGACCGCTTAAAAAGTTTGGAGGCTGTCGGTCAAACCTCTAACGATACTCCTCTGTTGAGGATATTGAATAAGGCGGCTAATGAGTAAAAAGGGTAATCAGAACCCTACTTATCGCTTCTCGTGCAAATATGACAAGACCGAGGGAATGTACGCTTCGGAGTTATCCGCATCGTATGACCTCAAACCTCATCCTTGGCAAGATAAAATTCTGAATGATTGGCTTGCCGTGGACGATGAAGGGAAACTCTTAAATTCATTCTGTGTTTTGGAAGTCCCGAGACAGAATGGCAAGACGGGAGTTTCTGATCCGAGGGAAACGTGGGGGCTTATCTCACGAGGAGAGCAGATATTGCATACGGCACAGGAGTTCCAGACCGCAAAGAAAGCCTTTGACCGATTGCGGAAGAAATTCGGAACCCGTAAGAATGATCCGTATGCAAAATATCCCGAGCTGAACGCTTTGGTGGATCACTACACGGTTAGTGCCGGACAAATGGTTCTTGATCTAGTGAATGGCGGTCACATTGAGTTCCGTACAAGAGGAAATAACTCTGATATGGGACGAGGTGGAACATTTGACCTCGTGGTAATTGACGAGGCACAGGCTTACACCGAAGAACAAGATGCTTCGCTTTCTCCGCTTAATTCAGCGGCTCCGAGCGGTAGCCCACAGACTATATTGATGGGCACACCTCCGGGAGGAGTAAGTAAGGGAGTGGTATTCTCACGAGCTATCAAGCGAATGAGAGACAATCCCCGAAAGGGAGATTGTATTCACGAGTGGAGCACCAAGGAAATCGGTAACATTCAAGACAAGAAGAGATGGTATCGGATGAACCCGTCATTAGGATATCAGTTATTGGAGTCATCCTTGGAGAAGGATGCTTCAACGATGTCTGAAGATACCTTTGCCCGAGAGCATTTAGGATTCATCCCGGATGTGATAAATCAGATAGATTTTGCAATCGATCAAAAGAAATGGGATGCGTGTAAATCCGAGGAACCGAAACCCGAAGGCAAAACCGCTTATGGAGTCAAATTTTCCGCAGATGGTTCTTATGTGTGCCTATGTGGTGCGGTTATTCCTCAAAAGGGAAAAGCAAGGATATCACTTATTGAGGCAAAGCCGACAGGACATGGAATTGGTTGGCTAGCTGAATGGCTTAATGCAAGGAGCACAAAGGCTTGCTGTGTTGTCATAGATGGTAAGAACGGAGTTGATGTGCTTGTAGATAAGATTGCCGATCATTGGAAGGCAAAAGGTTCTGTTATAAGACCATCCGCAAAGGAAGTGATTGCGGCTGTGGGAGTTTTAACAGACTCACTGAACGAGCAGACCGTCACATGGTACGCAGGACAGGAAGCCTTAAGAGAATCAGCAATCACAGCAACTAAAAGACCTATAAGTGGTGGATGGGGCTTTGGAGGAGAAAACTCTACTCCCATTGAGGCTTGTGCCTTGGCATTGTACGGTGCAAAGACCTCAAAGCGGGATCCAAACAGAACTATGCGTATCGGATGAGGTAAAAAATGTTAGAAATAAACATCAACCAAATTGCAAATTTCCCGAATGAGGAAATGGTTCGGTTCTTGAAACTTGTTAATGTCTATCAGACACACGCTTACAAGAACGATGAAAAGGACAAATATTACGAGGGCAAAATCTCTCTTAACGATGTAAATCTCGGAATTGCTCTCCCCGATGGTCTTCGCAAACTTGAAATCGGATGCTCCTGGGGTGCAAAGACGGTTGATGTTCTTGCCGGAAGGTCAATGTTCGATGGTTTTGTCGGAATGAATGGTGAAACCATCGATATGCTCGATGCAATCGCTGAAAACAACAACCTTGTTGATGAATATATCAAGGCTTGCCGTGATGAACTCAAATATGGCTGTGTTTTTGCGACATTGACGGATAGCAAAGAGGGAGTCAAGATCAGATTCCACTCTCCGCAGACAGCGGCGGCTGTTTGGGACGGTGTAAAAGGAAGAATCGCTTATGGATTTGCCATAATCGACACCAAATCCGATAACAAAACCGATTTTTGGGTACCTTCGGTCATCAATTACTACACCGAAGATGCAATTTGGGTGCTTTCGAACATCAAAGGCTTCTGGGAAGCAGAAGAACATTCTCATAAGATGGGCAGACCACTGATGGAACCCCTTATATGGAATGCAACCTCGAATAAGCCTTTTGGAAGGTCAAGAATCAAGGAGCCTATCAGAAGACTTATCCAGGGATATGTAAGAACGATAGCCAATGCGAGCATCGGACTTGAATTTGCAACCTCTCCGCAGAAATATCTGCTCGGAGTCACCGATGAACAGTTTGATGCTGTTATTAGTGATAAGTTCCGTCAGTATGTCGGATCTATTCTGACAGCGACCACAAATCCCGAAACAGGGGAGAAGCCTTCATTTGGTCAGCTCCAGCAGGGAACCATCACTCCGCACGTTGAGATGCTTCGAATCCTTGCCACACAGTTTAGTGCGGCAACAGGCTTGACCGTAAGCGACACAGGAGTGGTAAACGATGCGAATCCGACATCAAGTGATGCGATTCTTGCCCAGAGTCAGACTCTTGTGGCTACTGCACAACAGCTTAATATCGGCAATGGTGTTGTACTTAAGACAATCGCACTTATGGCTCTTGCGATGACCAAGCATACAGACCTCAACGGATTATCTGAGGACGATAAGAACATAGTTGCACATTTCAAGAATCCGGCAATGCCTTCTGTTGCTGTTACGGCAGATGCGGCGATCAAGATAGCATCCGCAAGACAGGGCTTCGCATCAACAGATGTATTCCTTGAGATGCTTGGCTTTGATAAGGCTGATATCCGAAGAATCAAATCACAGGAAGGTCGAAGCCGTGGAGTACAACTCATACAAGAGATTGAAGGATGACGATAACACAGTATGATCTAGACAATTACATAGCCACGTTAAGGGATGTAAACCAGACAGCGGCTGAAAAGATAATTGCCTACATCGATAAGTATGGGTTATCGGACACCAAGGCACTCATTGATTATTCTTATGCGATAGTCTCAACCTATGCCGAAGCAGCAGGGGCTTGGGCGGCTGAAATGTATGATGCGATCGGGCTTCTTGAAGGCAAATATCTTCCTCCGGCAGAGATTGCGGATATTGCAAATTATGGCGATGTCGCAAAGGCGATAAACGGAACCTTAAAGCATAGTGAGAATGCCGGAGAGATAGCAGGTGCGGCAACCCGATGGGTAAAGATGGCGAGTGCTGACACGATGCTGAATAATGCACTCCGTGACGGAGCACAGTTCGCTTGGGTTCCCCATGGTGATACTTGTGCTTTCTGTTTAACCCTTGCATCAAGAGGATGGCAGTACGCATCCAAGAAAGCTCTTAAGGGTGGACACGCAGAACATATCCACTCAAATTGCGATTGTCAGTACATGATCCGTTTCGATGAGCATACAAATGTCGAAGGCTATGATCCCGATGAATATTTAAGGATGTACCAACACGCAGAAGGTAGCACTCCTCAAGAACGCATCAATTCGATGCGAAGGGAGCAATACGAGCGTGATGCTGACGAGAGAAAGCCTAGAACATTGGGGCTTTCAGCGGGTCGGACAAATAACAATATCCCCGAGCATGATGCTCCTTCATTCATCAGAGAGCTTGTTGACGGTGAAGACAGAAGAGAAGTATTATTGGGGTACGAAAATCAAATAGCGGATGAGGCGGTTGAAAATGCGGTTGTAATCACAAAGGATGGTCGCATCTATCAATGCTTTGGCACACTTAATGGAGTTTATCCAGGTTATGACCTTGGGGAAGAACTTAATGGTGCCGATGTAACCCATAATCATCCTATTGGTTCAAGAAACGAATACACATTCAGCTCAAGTGATGTAAACCTCTTTGCAACTTATAACCTTAACACACTTCGAGGTATTGATGAGAGATACACTTACGAGTTAAACCACAATCCGGCAACACTCGATGATATAACACCTCCTCAACTAATAGATGAGTATTCAGTACAACATGATAAGATGATAGATGTTGCTGAAAGGAGAGGGTATGGCTATTTCAGAAGAAGACGATAAATATAAGAAATTTTATAAAGAATATCATGAACTAATAGCTGAATGGAATGATAAGGATGAACAAGTCTCCCGTGAGCTTAATGAAAAAGGCATTAAACCAGAGCTTGATGGAGAAGAAGACTATTATAAACCCAATAAAGAGTGGTTTGATCGAGAATTTGAAAAGTTAAGAAAGAAATATGGAGTTGAATTAAAGAAATAGCACTTACGATTGTAGGTGCTTTTTTATTGGAGGAAGATATGGATAGAGTCATGAAAATAGAAAATCCGCTCCGATGTACTTCTGATACACCAGAGCGGATAGATAACGAATTATCAAAACCAAAAGAAATAACCATTTCTGTACTGATAGGTAATGATAAGATTGATGAGTTCATCATTAGAACTTCTCATTAATTTTTTCAAGAATTTGGGGATACCATTTAATGTAATCCGCAAAGAAATCCAATGGGATTTCGGTTTTAGATTCTGATGATGGATTAGCGGCGGCGATTTTAAGCCGACTTATCTCTTGAATGTAAAGCATAGTAAGGTCATGAGCACGTTTTTCATTATCTGTCATATGATATACCTCCTTTCATAGATTTCAGCCTGCCAGCCGATAAGGAGATTATACCATGTAAAAAATAAAAGAGTTGCAGCATCGATATTGAGAACAACACATAAAAACAATGATTATGGCACCTTTCGGGGTGCTTTTTTCATGCCTACCGAAGGCTTTTCGGGAATTACTCTTAAGGAGGAAGTTTTAATGAGCGAGAACGCTACTGTAACCACACAGGAACCCAATGCCGGAGAGCAGATACGCACGTTTACCCAGGAAGAAGTCAACGCAATAGTCGGAAAGAGACTTGCCGAGGAAAAAGGCAAATTCTCTGACTACGAGGACTTGAAAGCCAAGGCAATGAAGCTTGACGAGATCGAAGAAGCGAACAAGTCAGAGCTTCAGAAAGCCACAGAACGTGCAAATAATCTCGAAGCCGAACTGAATGGACTTAAGAAAGCCGAGGAAGTAAGGCTTATGAGAGAAAATGTCGCAAAAGAAACGGGTGTCCCTTCAAGCCTCTTGAACGGAGATACTGAAGATGCTTGCAAGGCACAGGCAGAAGCCATCAAAGCTTATGCACAGCCTGGAGGTTATCCGAAGGTCAAGGACGGAGGAGAGGTACCCCAGAACACAAACGGATCGACAAAACAGCAATTCGCTGATTATATGTCGAAAATGTTATAAGGAGGACAAATTATGTCAGCAATTTCCACTTACAGAGGAGATATCACTCTCCCCACTGATGTCAGCAAAGAAATAATCGCAAAGATGCAGGAAGGTTCAGCTATAATGAAGCTCGCTCGCAAGATCGAACTTCCCGGCAGAGGAACCACAATCCCTGTTATCACTTCTGATCCTGTCGCTTCATTG